CTAAGAATGTGCGTAATGACTTGATGGAAATTGTCAATGCTGAGACATTGGCAAACATCAAAGCAGTCTATTCAGAGTCAAATGCTTTTTACCTGATTAACTTCCCTCTTGCCACACAGACCTACTGCTTTGACACCAAAGCGGCTTTGCAAGATGGTTCTTCACGAGTAACTGTGTGGGATTCCATCACGCCAACAGCTTTCCTTGCCAGGCGCAATGGAGACTTGTTGATTGGCAAGAATGGTTATGTGGGCAAGTATGGAACCTATCTTGACCATGCAAGCACATATCGATTGCAGTATTTCACCACTTATGCTGACTTGGGACAGGCCAATGTCACCTCTATCCTAAAGCGCATTGCTGTGGTGGTGATTGGTGGGTCAAGCCAAGGTTTTGTCATCAAGTGGGGATATGACTTCTCTGGTCAGTATTACTCCACGACATTGCAAATTCCTCAGTCTACTGTGGCTGAATACGGGACTGCTGAGTATGGGGCAAATGGTGTTCCTGTTGCATATTATTCAGATGGAATTTCTTTACAGACTTTGGTTGGTCAAACATCAGGTTCTGGAAAGACTGTGCAGACGGGTTATGAAGTGCAGATCAATGGGTATCCTGTGAGCATTCAAAAGATTGAGATTCAAGCCAAGAACGGCAAACTGGTTTAAGGAAGAAACATGGCAAATTACACCAAAACCACCAACTTTGCGGCTAAAGATAATTTGTCGCCAGGGAATGCAAGCAAGGTTGTCAAGGGAACTGAGATTGATACTGAGTTCACCAACATTCAGACTGCCATTGCTACCAAGGCAGATGGAACTTTTACTAACTTTAGCTTTGTTGAAAGCGGTTCTAATCTACTTATTCGTCATTCAGGAACTGATGTGATGAAGATTGACAGTTCTGGGAATCTGACTGTGTTGGGTAATATTGTGGCTAACGGAACTGTTTGATGAAGGCATCAAATAACAATCTCAATGTAACTTGCAAATGTTTGCAGGTTCTTTTGGCATTGGGAGTGTGACATGGCATTAGACCCAACAACCAGAAATTTCATTGTTTCTAGATTTCCTGCATACGCTAACCAATTAGACAGTCTTTCATCTATACCCGGTTTTGATAATTCAATGCAGCAGTCATACGAAATGGCTACTGCATATGGTGAGCCTGGATCGAGTGTTGGAAATATTCGCGGTGCTGGACTAGGAAGATTGAAGGTCGGATTACAAGTGGCATCAACTAAACCTGTTGATTTTGTTAAGGGCGCTATGAGTGATGCCGTCTATAGCGGTGACACAAATTTATTAAAATCTGAAATTCAGTATTTACAGCAAAACAATATACCTGTAGAAGATATTAAATCTTTATATACAAGTTATGCAACGCAAAAAACACAAGGAGAGGCTGAAATTGCGGCGCTAAGAGCAGCGCAATCTAAAGGCGGTGGATTGTTTGGTGACATAGATAATTTCTTTGCAAGCATAGACCCAAGTACGGCTATCAGCAAAGCAGCTACAGACTTATTTCAACCCGTTGAACAAACAATTAGCCAAAATCTTGCCCAACTAGACAAAGATTTAAGTCTTTCTCAAAACGCACCACTGATTGCGGCAGTTGCATTAAGCATTGCGGCTCCAGGAGTTGGTTCAGCTATTGGTCAACAAATGATAACTGCTGGACTGCTTCCAGCGGCAACATCTGCGGCTAGTGCTACGGCAGTTGGAACTGGTGTAGCAAATGCCGCCCTACAAGTTGCTCAAGGTAAGTCTCCAGAAGAAGCATTGAAAGCTGGTGTTATTGGTGCTGCTGGTGGTGCTGTTGGAAGTTACCTTGTTGGTGACGCTGGCACATTAAAGAACTTTGTCACTAGTACATCAACCAATCTTTTGGCTGGTAAAAACCCAGAGGATGCTGTTAAAGCTGGCATTACTAGCAGTGGTGCTGGTCTTGCTGGAAGCACTGTTGCCGCAGAAACTGGTTCTAATGTTGCTGGTCAAGTGGCGGCAGGAACTACCGCTGGTTTGCTTACTGGCAAGAATGTTGAGCAATCCTTGGCTCAAGGTGTTGGCAATATAAAGATAGACTCACTTATTCCAGATTCTGGAGTAACAGTTGCCAATGAAGCACAGGTCACTGCTGGTCAGACAGCCTTGCAAGATAGCTTGGCTCCCTTTCTAAAAGACACAACTGCATCATCATTTGACACAAAAGACATTATTGATGATGGTTCTGGGTTTAGCACAACTACAACTGCACCAGTAAAAATAGATTCAGGAGTAATAAATCCTGCACAGACTGTTGCAAATGTTGTTGGAACAGACGCAACCAAAATAGACACCACACAAACTACTGTAAATACTGGAGGAAATATCATGGGTGATGATGGCAATGAAACTGCAACTGAGTTAAATGACATAACTCCGTATAACTATTCTCCAGAAGAACAGGCGCTGATTTATCAAATAAATCAAGAAATCGCTGGCACATACACTTCTGATGAAATTACAAAAGCCATTGAGGACTATTCAAAAGGAACTGGCTTAAGCATTAAAGATGTTGTTAAATTCTTTAAAGACAATCCTAATCTTGCCAAAGGCGCAACCAGTGCGATTGCCAGGGGAGTTGGCTTGTTTGGGACAAAACTGTCTACAGACACTGCCAGAGAAGCCGCTAGAGTTGCCGCTGATGCAATGAAGTTCAAGCCTGTTGGCGTGACCACTAGGTTTGGCACAACAGACTATACATACGATGCTGAAGGCAACCTTAAAACTGCTGGTTACACGCTGACCCCAGAACTCAAGGCCATCCAAGACAAGTTAATGTCTGGTGCAACTCTGAGTCTTGATGAGGCTAAGAAGGTTGCAGACTTGTATGACCCATTGAAGAAGGCATCTGCAAGCCTCTTTGATCTGGGCACATCGTATCTTGCTAAAACACCAGAGCAAGTTGCTGCTGATTACATGGCAAAGCAACAAGACTTGTTGGCTCCTAGCCGTGAGCGTCAGTATGCTCAACTTGAAAATAGATTATTCCAGCAAGGGCGTGGTGGTTTGTCTGTTGGTGCAACCAGTGCCCGTCCCAGTGGCGCTAGAGGTCTTGGTGCAACCACTCCTGAGATGGAAGCCTACTACAACGCATTGGCCCAACAAGATGCTACTTTGGCGGCAGGTGCACAAGAAGCTGGTCAACAGAGTGTTCTATTTGGCAAAGGACTGCTTGGTGCTGGTGGTGAGTTCCTTGGCAAGTACACTGCTGGTCAGACTTCTGCCTATGACCCATTTAAGACTCTGTTGAGCACTGCTGGTACTGTTGAGAGCATGGGTGCTGGTGCATTGGATGTAGGAACTACTCTGGGTGGCAGAAGCACTACTGCGGCAACCAATGCGGCAAGAACTTTGATGCCTTCTGCATCGTACAACCCGTATGGCAGTTTGTTCTCAGAAATTGGAAGTGATCCACAGTTCCAACGAGCACTTCAAGACTTCATAAGTGGTGGTGGTGTTAAACCCTTGTAAGGAAATAATCATGGCAGACATTGTTCCAACTTTATTCGGCTTATCCCCTGAACTGTATCAACAACAGCAGGATCAAGCGGCTAGTCAACGAGCATACGCACTGGCACAACTAGACCCTTTTCAGCGAGCTAATTATGAGAATCGTATGGCTGGCAGAGGTCTTGCTGGTGCATTTGCCTCTGCAATGGGTGTAGAAGACCCTCAGATGCGTTTGTATAGCCAGAGGAATGCTTTGGCAAAACAGTTTGATGTAAGAACTCCAGAAGGCTTGACTCAGTATGCAAACGCATTACAACAGGCTGGAGATACTCAGGGCGCATTAGAGGCCATAGGAATTAGTCGGAAAATGACTCAAGAAATGGCTTTAACTGGTCAAAGACAAGCCGCAGAAAGAGCATCACTGGCTACTGCCGCTAAGACAGAATTGTCTATTGAGCAAGAAAATAAATTGCGTAATGAGTTGTCTCAATTGCCACCAGATGCAACGCAAGAGCAAGTTCTTGGCGTAATAACCAAGTATGGTTCTCCAGACAAGATTCTCGCTGTATTGCAAGGCACTGCTGACAAAGCTGCTACTAACCAAGCACGAATTGAGGCAGCTAATACGGCTAACCAAGCACGAATTGATGCGGCTAAAGTTGCTGCTGATGCAAAAATTGAAGCGGCTAAATTGGCTGGTGCTACTGCCTTACAAATTGCTCAATTGAGAGCAGACAGTGCAAGAGAGTTGAGACAGTTGGCAACATCCCTTAAAGGGCCAAAAACACTTGCTCCTTCACTGCAAAAAGAAGAAGACAAAGAACTTGAGTTGGTTGACTCTTTGGCAGCAAGAGAAACTTCATTGGCTCCAGCCATCTCATCCTTGACTATTGATCCAAAAACTGGGAGGCCTCCATTGGATTTGGGGCCGCTTAATAACGCAAAGTATTTGGCTCAAAACGCATCTGGTAATTCTTCTGCTGAAAGTAGAAATTTTGCGGCTTTACAACGATCAATTCAAGAAGCAACCAACTTGAAAACTGATGCCGCTAAGGGCGTTCAAACTGACAAGGATGTGTTGCGCTTTGCAAATGAACTTATTGCGGCTTATGGTGGTTATGACACTAAAACTACTTTAGAGGCTCTTAATAACTTTGCCAAATCAACAACAAAAGCCAAAGAAAATGCTCAAAAACGCATTGATAGTCGCCGCAAATCACAGGGCGTAGAGCCGTATTACGGCCCTGCTGCTGGTACTGCACAAAACCCAATCAAACTGGATTAAAGGTAAGCATCATGCCGACTGTTTATGAATACAAAGGCGTATCCTACGAATTGCCTGATGGATTGTCTAATGAAGATGCGTTAGCCAAAATTAAAGCAAGTTTAGGTGGCGAACCTTCTACTCAATCAGCTCAAGAACCACAGGTTCCTGTTGAAACAGGCACAGAACCTTCTATTCCTCAAAAATTAGCAAGGCAAGCTGGGTTGGCTGGTAGAGCAATCTATGAAGGATTTACCGCCCCTGCAACTACAGTTCTTGAGGGCGTAAAAGGCGCTTACAACTTGGGTTCTGCCTTGCTTGGCTCTGAAAGTCGTATGCCAAGTGCCGCAAAAGCACAGGGACAAATGCTCACGCAAGCAGGATTGCCAGAACCACAAACAATGGCAGAACGGGCGGCACAAGCTGGTATGCAAGGATTAGTTGGTGGTGCTACTTTTGCAAAAGCACTACCTGGAACTATTTTTGGTAAAGATTTAGTTCGTCAATTACCTGCTGCCGCAGTTGCTCCATCAGTTGCTCAACCAGTTGCAGAAGTGACCAAAGATATAACTGGAAGTGATTTGGCGGCTACTGTTGCTGGCATTGGGGTTGGTGTGTTGGCTGGTTCTGGTGCGGCTAATTTTGCTGGAAAACTTGCCGAAGGAAAACAACCTATTTTGACAATGCAAGATGTTCGTCAACGGGCTGGTAGAGCCTACACAAAGGTTGATGATTTGGGCATTGTTTTATCAGACCAAGGTGCAAAAGACTTGCTTGGCAAAGTTTCTACTGACTTGAGTGCTGCTAGATATTTGCCAGAAAATGCACCTGCTGTCCAAACAGTTTTAAACAAATACGAGTCGATTGTTAACAAAGGCAATGTGTCATTTAATGATGTTGACCAAATGCGTCAACTTGCTGGCGATTTACTTAAAAGTTCAGATAAAAATATTTACAGACTTGGAAAGCAAATGACATCATCTATTGATGATTATGTTGCAAACCTAAGTCCAAAAAACATTGTTGCTGGACAAGGCGGCATTGATGAAGCAGTTAAAACCATTATGTCAGCTAGAAAAGACTGGAGAAATTTAAGTCGGGCAACCACATTGGATGATATTTTAAATATTGCTGATGCAAGGGCACTTGATCCTAAAGCATCTGAGAGTGAGTTAATTCGCCGTGGGTTTATTAACTTAGTTGCTAACAAGGAAAAATTTAGCTTGTTTAGCAAAGATGAGCAAGCGGTGATTCGAAAGGTTGCTAGTGGCGGTAATTTAGATACTGTTCTTTCATTTGTTGCTCGATTTAACCCAGAACGCAGTCAACTTATTGCTGGTGGAGTGGTTGGTTCTGGTGTTGCAAGCCCTGAAAGCCTGAAATACACAGTTCCAATAGCTGTTGCAGGGTTTACTGCCGACAAATTGCAAGCGCAGTTGCGTCAACAAGCCGCACAACAGGCAATGTCTGGTCTTCTTTCTGGAACAACAAGACCTCCTGCTCAATCAATGAATTGGCGAGGTCTAATAAGTGGAGCAACAGTACCACCACTTCTTGAATAAACAAGGAGCGCAAGATTGATCCTCTTACCCTTCTGGCGATGGCAAATGGCTGTGTTGCAGCCATTCGCAAAGGATGTGAACTCTATAAAGAGGTCAAGGGAACTGTTGCCGCAGCCCAAAAGACTGTCAAGGAAGTCACGGCTATTGCTGAAGAAGTGGGTGGCTTCTTTGGGTTCTTTAAGAAGAAAAAGCCCAAGCCCACAGCAACTCCAGTTGCAGCCAAAGCAAAAAAGGCTGAGGCCGAAATTTGGGATGAAGGTAGAGTTGTGGCTGATCTGGCGGCTAATCTGTCGCAGTTCTTCAAGGTTCAGCAACAGCTTGCAGACCACATTCGTGAAGAAGAAGAGAAGTCTAAGACTGTCTATGACCCCAACCAAAACATCATGGAAGCGGCTTTAAACAGGGAACTTGCCAAAACGCAGTTTGAGAAGTTAGCCAAAGAGATTCGTGAGATTATGGTGTATCAGTCACCCCCAGAGTTGGGTAACTTGTACACCAGGGTTAACCAAATGAGGGTTATCATCATTGCTGAACAAGAAGAAGCAAGATTGGCCCAAGAAAAGAAACAACGAGAGGCTGAATGGCAACGCAGAAGGGTAATAAGCGCAATACAGGACAAGGCAATTTACGGGGTAGCTTGTTTAGTGTTCGTCCTGTACCTAGTCCTGTTCTTCAGCCTTCTGATAATGGATCGAAAAGTAAGATGGGGTTTTTAGTTGCATTGGTTGCTATGGTGCTGGTCTTTGTCCTACTGCTTCCGCTGTTGGGAAGCATTTACTATGACACATTGGCGGCACAAAAGGAAAGCAAAATGCAGATTGAGCGCATGGAGAGACTGCGCCAACAACTAGAGTATGAGCGTCAACAACTAGATAGGCAACGCAATGAATCAAAATAAGTTTCTATGGGGTGTAATTACCATCTCATTGCTGTGCATATTCTTGTTGGCAGGGTGTGAAGATAGATACCGATATGCCTGTCAAAACCCAGATAACTTTGAACTCAAAGAATGCCAGAAACCCAGATGCCTGTTCACCCAAACCTGTCCTGAATACCTTGTAGCACCCATCTTGACCACCAAAGTTGAGCAACCACCAAAGGTTGAAGAAAAGAAGGCTGATGATGACAAAAAGTAAATACTCTCCTGAAGACCTAGAAGTTCGTATTTGGGGCTTTGTGGTCGTGATGATTACCATTATTTTGTTTGGCATCGTGTTTTCACTGCTTTATTCGGTTACTTTTGTAACTCAGCCGATCAAGAGCATGGCTCCCATCGATCAAGCCTATACCAAGATGCTGAACGACATTGTTCTTCTCATTGTTGGCGGTATCGGTGGCATTGTTGGCAAACGGGCCGTGGGTTCTGTGAATAGCTCAACGCCCACACCTCAGACTTCAGCGCCTTCTAACCCCCCTACAGCGCCTCCTGCGCCCCCTGCCACCTCCACCTGGACTGCTCCATCTGGCGCTATGCCTGTCTGGGTCAATCCTCCTTTGGATGAAACCTGGACACCCCCACCACCCCCCACTACTCCACCCCAACACTTAGAGTCTGATTCTGTGCGTGAGGAAATCGCCTTTGCTAGGCAAGAGGTGAGAAATGGTTAACCCATATTTCATCATCGGCGCAATGATTGCGGTTGCTGGTGCTTATGGGTATGGGCATCATGTTGGATGGGGTGACAGGGATGCTGAGATGCAAGTTGAGATTGCCAAAAAGAATGATGAAGCAAGAGAAAAAGAGCGTGAACTTGCCCAACAACTGAATGAACAATCAACCAAACTGTCGGAGGCCAATAATGTTATCAATCAAAAGCAATCTAGTCTTGATTCTGCTATTCGTGCTGGTAGGTTGCGGCTCCCGTCCACAAGTTGTGTACAAGCCCCCACAAATGCCCCCACTCCCGCCGGAGATAGCTCAAAAGAAAGAAGTGAACCTAACAGACAGGTTTATGAAACTTCTGACTCCGACAGAGCAACCCTCGCAGCCATTGCCGAAATCATCGCCCAAGGCGACAGAAACACGGCCCAATTGAATGCGTGTATCGACAGTTACAACAAGGTAATGGGGATAATCAATGGTAACAAGTGAACAACTAAAGAAACTCCACATTGGTGTTGAGTGGGTTGATGCCCTCAATGAAACCTTCAACACTTTTGGTATTGCCACACAACGCCAGCAAGCGGCATTCATTGGTCAATGTGGGCATGAGTGCGGTAACTTCAGAATCCTTGAAGAAAATCTGAACTACAGGGCTGAAACCTTGATGAAGTTGTGGCCCAGGCGTTTTCCAACTCTTGAGATTGCGAACCAATATGCAAGAAACCCCAAAAAAATCGCCAACATGGTCTACGCTAGTCGTATGGGCAATCGTGATGAATCTAGTGGTGACGGGTATCGTTTCCGTGGTCGAGGATGCATCCAGCTTACCGGACACGCTAATTACTTCCATGCGGGACAAGCACTAGGCACTGACTTTGTAATGGAGCCTGACCTTGTTGCCACGCCTAAGTATGCGGCATTGACTGCTGGATGGTTCTGGTCAACGCATGATTGCAACCGCTTGGCAGAGGCGGCAGATTGGGTAGGCTTGACTAAGAAGATCAATGGTGGAACCATTGGGTTGGATGACAGGATTAAGCACACTAACGAGGCTTTTGCGGTGCTTGGTTCTTGAGTTTTCCTCTGTTGAATATCTTGTTTTTCTTAAAGAAGTACAAGATAACTTCATAGGACACATCAAACCTTTTTGCAATTTCCTTCTTGCTGACACCATCTTTCCATAGTGCCAATGCTCTGGATTCGCTGATTTGAGTGTGTTTTCTACCACTTCCAGGTCTTGCGCCGCCTTTCATAGCAACCCCCAACCAAACATGAACAGTTCATAAATCATCCGGCACACAACTCCCCAGACTGGGACAAAGCAAAGAGCAGCGATGTACTTCACAGCACATCCCGCATTTCTTGAGGCATCACACCTCTCATTTCCCAGCCTGCCAGGAAATAATTCCATCTGTTTTGCATAGCAGGGTTGTTGTACTTGTCGCCTGTCATGGCTAGATCGGCATCTGTATAGCCCTTTGATGACATCAGTGCGTGGAATACTTGTCGTGCTTTCATGTGTTCTCCTTTATGCCGTGTGCGGCTTCAATGGCTCGGGCGAATTCATGCACCACTGGAGGGTTGTTGATTGCAATCTCGCTTATCTCCTCATCCGTCAGCGGCTTGCGCTGTGGTGTCCAGCCAAGTGCTGTTGCAATCCGTTTCGCCGCAGACTTGTCAATCACAGGCTCTTGATCTAACTGTTGCAAAACTTTATTGCTCAAACGCTCAAACAAATCTTCCCACTTTTTTATTTTTTCAAAATGGTAGTCAAGCGTGACTGTCCCGTATTGGCTTGGTTGATTTTCTGGGTCAGTTATTGCTTGCAACATTTCATCTGACATAGGATTTTGCTCTGGCTGTGGTGGGGTGACTCTTACCATGTGCTTTAGCCAATCAGCCTCAAACCACTCATCGTGCCCGTTAATCCTGACGCGTATGTCTGTGTGATGTGCGTGTTTAAGACGATCAATCAAGCGTTGAATGGAATCCACTTGAAGTGAGTTAATGTTTTTATCAGTCAACAGCCACGCCACAGGCTCTTGCTCTGGCTGTGCCATTGGATGAAATTGAGAATAAAACATTTCCATCACGGCATCAGGCTTGCGGTAAAACGCCGTTACCGCTGTACCTTCTCTTGTTACATCAACGCCAATGTGAACTGGATGCAAGGGTTCTTCTTCTGGCTGTGCCAAGTCTGTTTCTTTTGCTAATTTTTCAAACAACTCAGAAACTTGTTCGTTTGTGTAAACACCAATGTGCGTATCAGGAAACTTCACCCATTGGCGATCCGTTCCTGCAACATGGATGACGCAATACTCATCAGTTTCAAGACATACCAACCGATCACCTCGGCGGTATTCTTGCTCTGGCTGTGCCAATGCTTCTTTGCTGGCAGACCTTACCTTCGCTCGCAATTCGGCGTATCCGTCATCCGTGTGGTGCATGGTCGCCAAATCAAGCGCCATCTTCATGGCCTGCAATTGTTTTGGTGTCATGCTTTTCCCTTTGGCGGCATTTCTGGACAAGGCATCCAATACAGTGGATGATTTTTCACGCTGTTTCCATTAGATGCCAACCAATGAAACCCACCAGGACTTAATTTATCTTCATAAAGTGTTGCTGTATGTGGAACAAATTGATCTGCCCACGCAACAATGCAACGCTGCTTAAATTCTGGAAGTCGATCTGTGCTTTTAATCCATTCCACTTTTCATTCTCCTCACATAAGCAGTAAACGACTGAATCGTGTCTTTGCCAAACGCTAGAGTGCATTTCTCAATGTGTTGGGCGACTTCTTCAATCACTTCATTTCTGGCATTGTTCTCAGCGTATCGAATGATCTGGTGCTTGCGTGAGCCTTGCAAACCCCAATCACCTTGACGCTTGGCAAGTTCTTCAAAGGCTTCATCCTCTTCTGTTTTCATGCGTTCACCTTGAGTTTAGTTTCTAACAACTGTTTAACAAGTGCTGCTGGGGCTTTGTGGGCCTTTAGAACAGACCCAATCAACGCATTCATTGCCTTGGTATTGCCACCCATCACTTGCTTTGCCAAGTCAGATTGACAAGCAGTGTCTATTGCTGATTCCAGTTCTGGAGGCATATTTTTCAAGATTTTTCGCTGCTCTTTTAAGGCTTTCTTTTTGCGAGTTGTTCCAGGTGCAGAAACCTTACGCTTGCCAGCCATGTATCGCATTGCACAGTTTTGTTTTTCAGCAAGTGTTGTTGCAAACCCTTGCATTTCGCAACGACTTACATACCAAAGAATTTCATGGCGGTTTTCCCAATGTGGAGTTCCATGCACCACATCCCAAATGTCTCCAACCACTTGCCAATAACTGTTAGTCGGCTCGTTCACTTGCAATCTCCTGGTCGTTACGCTTGATTTCATGCTTGAGATATGCCAAATCAGCATAGGACAACTCGTCTGTTATGTCCTTGATTTGCAAGTTAAAGCGCATCCACTTGACCGTTTTCTCACAATACGAGATTAAGCCAACAGAATCATCGCCTTCATGCCATTGGTAATCAACCTCAATTCGATCAATCTCTGGATTAAAGTCAGCGTTATCCCACTCAAAAGGCACAAATTCAATTGTTTTCATCATTCACTCCTATCTGTTCAATGTCTTGTGCGGCAAGGAGGGCATCCAAAGCCACAGATTTAAGGATTACAAGGGCACTCTCAGGCGAGGATGGATTGAGAGCCTTGTGAGCCTCTACATCCTGCCAGAAAGCATTTAAACGGGTTGTTTGTTGTTGGTTCATGCGTCAATTCTGCCTTGTCTGACAGAGATTGGAATAGGTATTTACCCTACTTTTCGCATAACCCTTTGGAGCCGCCCAGAAGTGCCTTTGCGAGCACCAATGACCTCAATGAAGCCCTTGTCAATCAGCGCCTTGTATCGGGCTGTGACGCTGGAATAGGGCAGGAATGACAGCTTTGACACCACATCATCTGAGATGCACCCATCTGGGCCGTAGGCGGCAATGGTTTCATATACCAGTGACTCCATCTTGGTGGTGTCAATTGCCTGTGCTGCTTGGTGGGAAGTGGCAGGGTCTTCTTTGCGAACCAGTTTGAATGCTGGAGTTCCAAAGAACTTTTCCACCATGCCATCGAACCAAAGTTTGTCTAATTTTGTCATCATTAACTCCTATCAAATGGGGCCAAAGCCCCGTGAGGTTTATCAAAAGGGAATGTCGTCATCTGAGATGTCTGTTGGAGACACCTTGCGGGGCGTTTGCTGGGCATCCTTGGGGTTAACTGCCAAGCCCATGAACTTGCCACTCTTGCCCTCTTTAATCCAGGCTGAGAGCCAGTATTCTGTTCCAGCAACTGTAATGTTGCCCTTGTAGTCAGGTTGGTTGCCTGATTCCTTTTTGTCGTTCTTAAAAAGTACGCCTGAGTTGTCTTTCTTTTCCATTTTTAGCCTTTCAATGATTCACCATGTTTTTTCAATGCGCTGCGAACATTGCTGGGGAGCAATGCCCATAGCGCCACCTTTTCCTCCTGGTCGGTGATTCCCAGGTATTCTTCATAAGCCCCGATCAAATCGTCTGCATTGAATCTATCGGCAACAGCAATCGCAACATCTGCAATGATGTTTTGCCTATCTTTGGAGACAATCACGCCATCAGTGGGCTTAATTGTTTTCTTGTCTGAGCCAACAGTACCATCCAAGGCATCATGCTCAACAATCTCAAGCGCAGCCACCCAGAGATAGCGGCGAATGTAGGTTTGAACAGCGCCCAAGTTCTGCACTTCATGGCAACCCTTGAGGGCTGCTGAAGACATTGGGCTTGTGATGATGATTTTGTCTTCTGGTTTGTCAGTGTTGACAATCTCCATAACTGCTTGGTCAATGCCAAAGCGAATCACAGAGGTAAGGCCAACGCTTCTGAAGATTTCTAGTGCTGGGATAACGAAGTCACCAAGTTCAAAATAGTAGTAATTTGCAAACTTGTTGTGACCTGATTTCTTAAGTTTGGCTTGGTGAAATATGTCACGAGCCTCATTCAGTTTTTGATATACATTCATTTGTAACTCCTGTTGAAAAGTGAGATTTAATTGTGTCAGACTTTGTTGAGAATTCTATAGGTGTTTTCCCTAACTTGTTCACATTGGGCTTGTGTGATCCACATTGTCAGCAAGGTAAGTTGGCTTTGAATTGTTTGAATGTCAGCCGTGAACCCGCCGTAGTTTCTTGATAGACACTTGTTGCTCAGTTCCTTGGTCTTGTTTTCTATTGCCATCAGCATCGTTGAGTAATCGTTGAAGTCGTTCATTTTTAGCCTTTTGAAATGTTTGTGAAATGTCTGTGCAAGCTGCACTTTGGTAGACGAATTTAGGATCGGTGATTGAGATTGATGGGAGCGTCATCCTGGCTGGGATTTTGTCTCGTTGCAATGTAGGCAAGCTGGGTTGCGAAGTCACAATCTCGAAAAAGGATAGGACTCGTCTGGTCGCAGTCGTCAAAAGTTTCATCTTGATTGTCTCCAATAGTGTCTTGCAGTCTGGATTTCATTTTCATGTTGTCCTCACTCATCAAACATTTCTTTGAAAGGGCCATCCATTTTAGCCTCTGTGATCTTGCGTTCATCAAGGGCTTTCTGGACACGTTCAATTCGCAGATTGCGATAGTGCTGGAGTTCTTCAACGTCATCAATCCATTGTGTTTTGACGACATCAAACACTCGCAACTCAGCCCTACGCCGCACCTTGAGTTCGACTCGCTTCATCACAATATCTGCAACATCTTCAGCATGATTGGCTTTGATGGCCTCCACCAGGGCAACGCTATCGACAATAGCGTCAGCAATGTCCTCTGGATCAAGTTCTTGGACAATCGCCCAGCACTCGTATTTAAATTGTTCCTCATCAGTTGGCATAATTCACTCCTGTTGACCACTGCAAAAGCGCAGTGATGGGACTGTCGCACAGATAAAAGATGCGTGGAATAGGTGTTTTCCCTAGTGCAAAAACATTGAAAACCCATCATACTGAGGTTTTTGGAGACAAGCAAATGCGTTTAAACCTCACCCATAGAGCATTGCTCAAGCGCCTGTCAGGTGGCCCCAGGACAATGATTGACCTCACCCACGGCTATACCGACAACAATTCTGTATCTTTCACTATCAAAGATACCTACCTGAACTTGAGAGGTTTGGGTATGTCATCAACCACGATCAAAAGTGGCATCTGACTGAGTATGGGCGCATGGAGATGAATCGGGCCATCAGCGGTGCTGCCATGCGGATTGAGAATGGGTCAACCACAGAACCTTATGATGGCAAAGAATTGAGAAGAAATGTGTTTCGCAGGGGATGTTACGATTTCTTGAAGTATCCAAGTCGCTTCGGCGACACGCAGATTTTCAAAGCCTGATACGATGTTTGGAAACGGGCTACCTTTAGCGGGGGAAAAGACGATTCATCACCGTCCTGCCATGTTTCCTCTGTGATGACGACCAATGATGTAAGGTTCTTATGCACTATTACAGTTTCCACATAGGCGACTATCGGTCTGCCACAACGCACTTATCAAATGACGAAGATTTAGCATATCGCCGTCTTTTGGATATGTATTACGACACAGAAAAGCCTATCCCATTGGATACAGTCTGGATTGCTAGGCGCATTCGTATCGACCATAAAGTCGTTTTATCTGTTTTGCAAGATATGTTTGAACATCGTGAAGATGGGTACTACCAACCAAGATGCGAGCAAGAGATCAATGTTTATAAAGGCTTTTCTGAAGCTGGGAAGCGTGGGGCGGCTAAGAGGTGGTCAAAGGGAGGTGATAGCCCCCCTATACACCCCCCTATAACCCCCCCTATAGCAACCAATAACCATAAACCAAGAACCAATAACCAACAACCAATTAATACGCCTGACGGCGTTTCACAATCTGTTTGGCAGGAATTCGTCAATCATCGAAAGTCAAAGAAAGCCCAGGTCACTCAGTTGGTGATTGATGGAATCCAAAAGGAAGCTGACAAGGCTGGGTTTAGCCTTGAGGATGCCTTGAAGGAAGTGGTTGTAAGAAATTGGCAAGGTTTCAAAGCTGAGTGGGTTCTACCAAAGCCCACCTTTGGCGACATGGCAAGGGTATCTGTTGCGCCAACTCAAGGCCGTGATCCTGCCCTAATCAAGCTGGATGAAGACAAAAAGCGCACAGGCCCACCGCCGCCAGAAATCCTGGCAAGAATCAATGAAGTGATGAAAGGAAAAGTGACATGACTGAAGAACAGTTTGAAAAAGCAATGGAAAACTGCGAATTGGATTCTGAATATGCCGAATACATCATGGATCGACACCCTGTTGGCAATGGCGAGATTTTGATTCGCCTGATGGAGCGAGGTGATTTTTTTGAAGGCTTTAAAGAAAAGATGGTGACATGACTGATGCTGAACTGATAGAGCTTGCTGCAAAAGCGGCGGCAATCAACGCAGTAAAAGACCCTAATGGTGTCTGGCGTGACTGTACGGGTATGCCACCAGCATTCAACATTTTGGATGCAAAGCCTTGGAATCCGCTTACAAATGATGGCGATGCACTGCGATTAGCGGTGAAGTTGAACATGAAAATAAACATCACTTATGGTTTTGTTGAAGTGCAGTTTGAAGAAGATGTGCATGGTTCTTTCGTGCGGTCAGGCATTGTGGATTGGTCAAGGAAACAGGCTGGGAAACCAGTAAAACCGCCTGCCCAGCGAGAAAATATAGCTTCGGCTTTCGTGAGTGCAGGCATTGACAAGAATGAAGCCACTCGTCTAGCAATCGTTCGAGCAGCCGCTGAAATTGGTAAGGTTCCCATGACTGAAGAACAATTTGAGGTAGCAATGAGAACATTCAAACTTGAGAGAGAGTACGCTGACTACATCCTAAAGCGTCACAACAAAGAGATTGAACAGGGCATGGGTCTTTGGAAATTGATGGACAAAGGTGATTATTTACAAGGGTTCAAAGAAAAGATGACAGGAATTAAAAATGACCAAAAATGAAGCACACCACTTACTTGACCAACAAAAACAAGGGATTGCCGTTGCACAGCACCTTGTCAATCATGCCCTCCTTGTATGCGGAGACATTGGCCCATCTTGTTTTGATGGCAAAAACTCCAGGGTGGAAGGGGCAAGCATGGCACAGGGCGAAGGAATTGGAGGCTTGTCCAACTCACTTATGGCTTGGGATAACCACCGATTTAATCAACACCATGAAGGATATAAAACATGAGCGAAGCATTAACCAGGGTAATTGACGAGCAACAAAAGCGAATAGATGATTTGTTGGAGGGCAACAAAAAGCTCATTGAAAGAGCTGACAGGGTTTTTAAACAGAATGATGAACTGTTTGAGGCGATGGCAAGATTGCTTGACTATGATTTGCCTTCAGACAATATTACAGATAAACAATGGGCAGACTATTGCTCACTCAAGCATGAAGTAAGAATGCAAATGCTAGATGCTGGTTATTGTGTTCGATGCTATGAATTTATTTGTGAATGCGAAAACCAATACGATTAAACATGAGACATGACATTGATTGGCACAAGGTGCACGCAAAGGTCGGACAGAAAATACCTGTTTATCCTTTTAAAACAAACGAAACTCCATTTATTGGAACAGTTGAAAAGGTGACAATAAATAAATATGGTCGTGTGAGTTATGTAGTAAATGGGCGTGATGTATTTGCAGAAGAATTATTGCCAGCAAAAGGACAGGAAAAACTTAAGATGAGAGCTTGTTAATGACTATTTACCTTGGGCTAGATCCTGGTTCCATATCCGGCGCAGTTGGCGCATTGGATTCAAATGGCGATTATTTAGACTCTTTTGAAATTCAGCACAAAGATAAAAATATTCTGCCCCTTGTATTCAAAAACATGATATTGCGTTGCATTGACCCACGAGAGGGCGCAGAGATTTGCATGGAATCGGTGCATTCAATGCCAGGGCAAGGGGTTGCCAGCAGTTTTCAGTTTGGCAGGGCAGTTGGGGTTATCTCAGCCGTGGCTGAATTAACTAATTACCCTTTTCATTTGGTAACCCCTCAGCGTTGGAAAAAGTATTTTCATTTGACAAGCGATAAAAACGAAAGCCTAGATTTAGCTCGATCATTTTGGCCTGAGGCAAAACTAACGAGAAAGAAAGATGGAAACAGGGCCGAAGCGTTATTAATCGCCCTTTATTGGAAAGATCAAATAAATGGCGCAACCAATTAAACCAGGGCCACGGTATACAAGCATCGATTTAAGTGGCGATCAAAGATTAATCCTTGAAACCTTGGGAAATGGAAACTTAAACCAAGGCGCAAAGGTAGCAATTGAGTGGGCAGCACATTTTTTTAACTGTGGGCTTGACCCTGAAATGAACCTAAACTTTGTGGGTTTGGTGACAACCCTGCCAAACCAGGATGATGATTGACTCCAAAAGGGCTTGCCAAAGGGCTTAAAAGGGCTTTTAAGGGGCTTTTGTTGATCAACCCAATGCCCCCTACATGGTCGGGCTTGCAAGGGCTTAAAAATGGGCAAGAAAAAACCACCCGAAGGTGGTTGTGAGTGAGTGGTTACTAACTTATGATGTTAGGTCTTCACAAATTGACATGGCATCATTGATTTCTTGCATGAGTTGAATTTCTTGATCTTCGGTCATGCCCATGTCTTTCAATTCATCTAGGGGCATTTTCCCTTCTGTGATTGAACAATCGAAAGCATTTTCAATTCCCCAGGGGCCAAAAATAATATTACCCACTCTTAAATCAAAACAAAACCCTGATTGGTCGATTGATTGCAATGTGACAAAACTGCATTTCTGCATGATTTTGTCGTTGATTTCCTTAATCTGAATATTCATTTCAAGCCTTTCAAATTAAATCATCTAAGATTGAATACAAGACATGAGCAGGTAAACCAGTGATTTCCAACAAATCAGCCCAGGTCAACTCACCAGATTCAAACATATCACGCATTTTTTGGTCACTCATTTCAAAGCCTTTCATTTTTTGCGGGTTAATATTCTCAGGATTAGTGCAAGGGTGGCATAGATCAAGGGTTTTCCCCTATCATCTTCAATGCTTGGGCCTTGCAACGATTTACTTGGGCACGGGTTAACCCTTGGGCGATTTGTTCTGCAAGGGTTGACGCTTGGGCTGCTTTTACATCATCTGGAGCGATGATGGCCAAAACGAGGGCTTGAGTGAGGGCTTGGGATTGTGTCATTGGTTTAGTTCCTATTTGATTGGATTGCCTGATTTGTCCCAAATATCAAACCATGTTGACATTTGACAATGATCGCATTTGATGCAATATCTGCCTCTGCCATCTGCATATCCATCATCTTTGACGCTTTCAGGATTTAATGGTTTCAAGCATTGCAAACAACCCCAAATTGCGGCGGTTTTAGCATTTTCATGCCTTGGGAATTGTGGGGTTCTCATGCTACCACCTTGTCTGCAATGGCCCAGCTTGCGGACTCGTAACCCTCTAGCCGTGGGATTGCGTCTGCAATAATTGCTTCAATCAGTTTAAACGCAATAGATTCTTCAAAATCATCGCATTCATTTGATTGATATTTCAAGCACTGAGCCGCTTTAATTGCCTGAATTGCTGTTAATATTGGTGCGCCAGGGTCATAAGTTATTGTCATAACCTCATTATCACGATAACGATAATTTACGCTTTTAACATTTTCGTCTAATAATATTTGAGCAACGGCTTGCTCATTACCGTAAGTTTTTAATTGCTCTTTTCCAAACGGGAAACCTAATTGCCTGTTGAAAAAAACTGATAACTTATGCCGTGAGGCATATCGAACCAGAGCATTTATGTGAGTGTCGGTGACGATGAAAGCTGACATTTTGAACGCCTTTTTAAAAGTTGAAGAACCCAGGCAAAGCCCAGGCCAAAGGGCACAAAATGCCCTTCAGTCTAGGTTTTATGGTTCATTCTTCAGCGTAAGCGGATTGGATTCGCTCGCTGGTATCGTCACAATACAGGCCTGAATCCTCCCAGTTTATTTCACAGCCAACCACCTGCCAGCCATCATTAGATCGTTCTGTGATGGCATCAAATATCAGTTTTTGATTGTGCATAGCTGATTTATACGATAGTGCCGCACCATCGGAGGTTATGAAATAGCGTGGATAACCCCCAGGCCAAGCGTATGGGCTTGAAAGGTCGGATTTAAATTGTTCGATAGTATATTGACGCATGATTTAAGCCTTTCAAAGTGTGGTTTTATCGGTTCAACTGATACATAATGTGCCCGATGGTGATGACCATCGTGCCATGATCAATTAAGGTTTTAATCCATGATTGATCGTGGGAATCCCACAAGGGTGAATCAATGGGCAGAGTTTTAACTGGTTTCCAGCCCTCTGCCTGAGTTTTTTGGTGCATGGTGATGGTGTACATGGTGAAGCCTTTCAGAATGTGTACAGAATGAAGGCCAAGGCCATGAAAGCCAAGGCCGAACCGATTACGACGATTTTGTCAGATGGGTGCATGATGTTTAAACTCTATCGGTTTGGTTGATGCGCTTGGATTGCACCCAATGCCAGCCACGCAAGAAAAGCTCAGGGAAAGCGTCCACGAGCTTTTGAGAGTTGCCCTTGTCAGCAACGATGTAAGCATCTCCAATGGCCCCAGCAAAAGAGCCATGCTGACCCGTGCTGAGTTCGCAAGCGGAAAGGTAAAGTTCGGAAGGGGTGAGAGATTTGTTTGTCATTTTGAAAGCCTTTCAAGTTGTTTAAACTGTCTCAGGGATTTTGCCCAGCAGTTTGCCCAGGTCGGTGTGCACCTGTTGCTTGGTGCCTGTCATGCCCATGCTCTTGAGGATTTTGTAACAAGATGCGCCACGGCTCATTTTCATGCCTTTAAGTTCGAGGCCCAGGCCACGCCACAAGGTCAGCAAGCGAAAATGCTCAATTTGGTCAGGGTCGGTCAGTATGTTCATGGTTTTCACGCCTTTCAAAGTTATAAAGTTTGGCAATATGCCCGTCAACCCTGACCCGCAGGGCTGACAGTCAGACTGTTTAAACCCTTTGCATCTCGCCATGGTCAGGGCAGTGAGGTGCGCCCATCTCATTCAGCCACTTGCCAGCAACCCGAACTGTATAACCACAGTCACGGCAGACGCATTTCAACAGGCGCGTGGTCTGTTTCTTTTGAGCGTTTGAAGGGATAAGGTCAGCGTGAGGGTAAGCGCCAAGGCGAGCCAGCACGGGTTCAGCCCAGGCCAAGAATTCAGGGCCAGCCGTGGTGGCTGTCAGCTTGCCTTCTAAGCCGATGGCACGAGCCGTGCGCCCGAACTTCTTGCCGTGCCCGTCACCAGGGTGAACCGCGTGGATCAACTCATGGGCGAGAATGTCCAAGACCCGCGAACTGTCTGAGATGGTGGGCGAGATGAAAATCTCAGCGTGGCTGTCAGCGCTCGCCCGTGATGACCAGCATTCTCCAATGCGCCGATTCTTGGCGCTGAGGGCTGACTTTGAAGGGAAACCGCAAGATGACCTGATGCGCTCAGGGATGGCCTCCCCATGCTGTTTAAATAGTTTCCTGAGTTCTTCGGTGGCCTTGGAGAGCCATTGCTCCCTGGTGATGTTGCTTGTCATTTTGAACGCCTTTCGATGGTTGATGACTGAGAGTTTTTCGACGCTCTCACATATATAGCATAATAGAATCGTGCCAGTTTTTATACATCGTTGATTTTAAACAAGAAAATCAGCAACATGAAAACCCTTATAGTAATAACCCCTATATAATATCTCACAACATGAAATGTAACTCTAAAATATTCCACATGATGAAACGATTCGGATTAGGGTTTACCCGTAAAGTGTCATTGAAAAGGTGCTTAGACGACATGCATAACCCGACCGACCGGTCGGTTAATTAATTCAGGGTTTACCCTAATAGGGTTTACCCTGTGTTGCAGTGGCGCAACAAACATGGGGGGGAGGGGGTGTGTGTGGCGTAAGAGATTTTGTGGTGCCCCCTCCGCACACGAGAAGTCAAATCAAGGTTTGTTATAGCAATGATTAGCTTTTGTTGGGAAGGGAGTAGGTGCTACAGACGGGTGGTGGTAGGGTATAGACGAGTTCAGGCACCCGTGAGGGTTAGTCTTCTTTTCAGAAGTGAACCTCTTGTTTATCTAAGCTAACCAGTATCTTGTTTGTCAGACAAGTGGCTCAGACTACGTTTCCTGTTCACCTTGCCATGATTCATCCCGAATGATGGGGGGCTACTTAAGAGTCGCCTGACTCGCTACGATTATCCCAATTGGTCGGTTCCACCGCATGGAGGGCTGGGTGATGGCCCCGTGAAGAATGTACTAGGGTTTACCCCACTTGTCAAACAATGTATAGTCTGCCCAAACTTCCATTAGTGGGTAAAGTATGAATGTGATTGATGCCTTGCCAAACAACCTAAAGAAAAAAGGTCGCCCTAAGGGTGCTGTGAACAAGAAGTTCACTATGGCTACCTATGCTGATAGACCTGCGGCTCTCCTGCCAAAGACTGAAGTTCAGCGCATCAAAGAACTCAAAGACCTCCTGATAAACAGTGCTGGTTCCAATGTTGTCCACAAAGCAATTCAGATTGCAATGGATGACGATCACCCTGCACAGGCGGCTATGCTCAAACTCTGTATGGATCGGATGCTTCCCGTCAGTCTGTTTGAGAAAGAAGGCAAACAGCGTTCTGCTGTAAACATCACTATCTCCGGCATTGGCGGAGTTACGATTGGCGAAAATACTGTAGATGCTGAAGATATAGAACCAAAAAATGTCTGACCTTAACTTCTCACTCCTTCCTTGGCAACAAACTGTCTTTACTGACAAAACAAGGTTTAAGGTTGTGGCTGCTGGTCGGCGCTGTGGCAAGTCTAGGTTAGCGGCTACTACGCTAATTATTGAAGCATTGCGTTGCCCAGCAGGTAGCGCAGTTCTCTATGTTGCGCCTACCAATGGACAAGCTAGGCAAATTATCTGGGATGTTTTGATGGAGATTGGCAGGGATGTTATCCAGGCTAGTCACATCAACAATATGGACATCACCATGATAAATGGTGCAAAGATTTATGTTCGTGGCGCTGATAGACCAGATACTCTGCGGGGTGTGTCCCTTACCTATGCGGTGCTAGACGAGGTTGCGGACATTAAGCCTGAAGCCTGGGAGCAGGTCATCAGGGCTTCTTTGTCAGACAAAAAGGGCAGAGCCATATTCATTGGCACTCCCAAGGGCCGCAACTGGTTCTATGATCTGTTCAAGATGGGCCAAGAGGGGTCTGATCCTGATTGGAAGTCTTGGCACTTTACAACCCAAGATAACCCATTGATAGACCCAACTGAGATTGAGTCTGCCAAGAAAACGCTGTCATCCTTTGCTTTCAAGCAGGAATATCTAGCGTCCTTTGACAACGCAGGAAGCGATGTTTTTAAAGAAGATTGGATCAAATATGGTGTGGAACCTGAGTATGGTAGTTACTTCATTGCAATCGACTTGGCAGGATTTGAAGAGGTGGCTAAACAAGCTGCTAACGCAAAGAAAAGGCTAGATGAGAGCGCCATTGCAGTGGTCAAGGTCACTGATGATGGGAAGTGGTTTGTCAAAGAGATTGATCATGGCAGATGGGACATTCGGGAAACTGCTGCCAAAATCCTGATGAAGATGCGGGATTACAGGCCAATTTCGGTGGGAATTGAGCGTGGGGCGCTTAAAAATGCTGTTTTGCCCTACCTCAGTGACCTGATGCGGAAAAATAATGTATATTCGCACATAGTTGACCTAACGCATGGCAACAGGAAAAAGACAGACAGAATCATCTGGAGTCTCCAAGGGCGGTTTGAGCATGGGCGAATTGTGCTGAACTCTGAAGAAGATTGGGACACATTTACCGATCAACTCTTGATGTTTCCTGCCAATGGCGTACATGATGACTTACCCGATGCTTTGAGTTATATCGATCAATTGGCTGTAACATCTTACTTTGAAGCCGAAGAAGATGAAGAGTGGGAGCCTGTAGACATCATATCGGGGGTTTAATGGCAACAGATAAGCAAGAAAAGCTAGAGCAAAATGAGTTTTATGAGCCGACTGAGGCTGATAAGGAACTGACTGATTTTGTTGTTGACCATTGCAACCGCTGGCGTGATTGGAGAGATACCAACTACCTGCCTGATTATCTGGAATACGAGCGAATCTTTCGTGGTCAGTGGGCATCTGAAGACAAAACCCGTGAGTCTGAGCGTTCACGCATCGTAACCCCTGCTACCCAACAAGCCGTAGAGACTCGCCATGCTGAGATTATGGAAGCTATCTTTGGTCAGGGCGAATTCTTTGACATTCAAGATGATATTCGGGATGTGAACAACAACCCCATTGATGTGGGCATCATCAAAGCCCAGTTGATGGAGGATTTCAAGCGGGACAAGATACGCAAATCCATTGATGCCATTGAGTTGATGGCAGAAATTTACGGCACAGGCATTGGCGAGATTGTCGTTAAGACTGAAAAGCAGTTTGTGCCCTCTACTCAGCCGATTCCTGGGCAAATGGGCCAAGCCGCAATTGGCGTAGTGGAAAAAGACAGGATTTCGGTCAGAATTTCCCCTATTAACCCCAAAAACTTTCTTTTTGACCCCAATGGAACCTCAGTTGATGATTGCATGGGGGTCGCAATTGAGAAATACATAAGTATTCATAAGATTGTTGAAGGCATTGAGCGTGGAATCTATCGAAAAGTAGACATTACGCCCACCTATGAAGATACTGACTTAGAGCCAACCCAAGAAGTTACCCAATATCAGGACGATAAGGTACTTTTGCTGACTTATTATGGCCTGGTTCCCCGTGAATACCTAGAGAACCTTGAGGAAAACAAGAATATTGTCGAGTTATTCCCTGAGAGTTCCGCTGCTGAAGAATATTCAGACATGGTTGAGGCCATTGTCGTAATTGCCAACGATGGACAATTGCTAAAAGCAGAGGCAAATCCTTACATGATGAAGGATCGTCCTGTTCTGACCTACCAAGATGACACTGTTCCCAATCGTCTTTTGGGTCGTGGCACAGTGGAAAAAGCCTTCAATATGCAAAAGGCTATTGATGCTCAGATTCGCTCTCACTTGGATTCATTGGCGCTGACCACTAGCCCCATGATTGCAATGGATGCAACCCGTTTGCCTCGTGGTGCTAAGTTTGAAGTCAAGCCTGGGAAGGCGATTCTTACCAATGGCGCACCTTCAGAGATTCTGTATCCCTTCAAGTTTGGTCAGACTGATGGCAACAACCTAGCCACTGCCAAGGATTTCGAGCGTATGCTCCTGCAATCCACGGGAACTTTGGATTCTCAGGGCATGGTCAGTGCTGGTGCTAGAGACATGGGGCAAGGCGGTATGTCTATGGCAGTCGCCACCATCATCAAGAAGTACAAGCGTACTCTGGTGAACTTCCAAGAAGACTTCCTGATTCCCTTTATCCAGAAGGCGGCTTTCAGGTACATGCAGTTTGACCCAGAGCGTTACCCCTCTGTGGACATGACCTTCATTCCTACGGCTACTCTGGGCATCATTGCTCGTGAGCATGAACAACAGATGTTCATTGGCTTGCTCCAGACCCTTGGCCCCAACACTCCTGTGTTGCCATTGATTCTGAAAGGTGTTTTGGCTAATTCTTCATTGACCAACCGCTATGAATTGATGGATCAGTTGGACAAGATGAGCCAGCCTAATCCGCAAGCAGAGCAAATGGCTCAGATGCAACAACAGTTGGCTATGCAAGCTGCACAGGCTCAGATTGCTGTCAATACGACTCAAGCTGAACAAAATCGTGCAGAAGCACAGAAGTTGGCAATTGAGGCTCAGTTGATGCCCCAAGAGATTCAGGCCAAAAATATGGCGGCACTGACCAAGAACCTGCCAAATCAAGATGATGCAACTTCAAAAGAGTTTGACAAGCGGGTGAAGA